CCTCTGTAAAGACTGGAATTGGGGTAAGTACTTAGATGGTAAATTCGCTATTATTGCGACTGTTGTACTCGCTCTTGGAGGGGTTGTAGGGCAGATTAAGGAACCAGTAATGGCATACCTAAAGTCAGCAGATCCTAGCATGATTATACCTGTTTCTATCGTTGCAACCATTGCAGCATGGGTTATGGGGTCATCTGGCAAGTATGCTGGTATGACATCTGCTCTTGTGCTAATATTTGGTGATAAATATCTCGTCTGGTTTCTAGCAACAGAATATTCTGGATACCTTCTATCTCCAGCACACAAGTGCTTGATGATAGGTCAACAATACTTCGGTACACCTATTCGTAAGTATTACAAGGTTCTGGGTGGTCTCTGTGCATGGTTAATCGGATATGCGTTCTTAATAACTTTCTAATGAATTTTTCTGTATTTTCAAAGGATGGGTGCCCCTTTTGCACTCGTATCGTAGAAGTGCTTAAATTGTGTAAATTCAATTTTGTGGAATATAAGCTAGATCGCAATTTTGATCGAAAATCATTTTATGGTGAGTTTGGGGAAGGATCTACTTTTCCTCAGGTTGTGCTGAATGGAAAAAAGCTTGGTGGATGCCAAGAAGCTGTTAAGTATCTCAAAGAGCATAATTTTTTTCCTGATGTATAATGACTAAACTTAAAGAAAGGCGACAGGAACTAGCTCTAAATAGAGGTACAGAGATTATGCTTCCGAGAGGCAGGAGGGTTGAGCAACCAAGTTGGTTTGATCGAACGTTCCCGTTGATAAACTGGTTCATTCGTGTTAGAATAGACATTGATCAAGAACCATGATGGAAACTAACGTAATTCTTTTTTTCTCAGCAGCAGGTATGCTTATTACCCTTGTGTTGGGAACAGTGATTGGATGGATCTACAAATCCACTGTAGATACTCATACTCTCAAACGACAGATGAACAATCTTCACCCCGAATTTTTGGATGGAAATGGTGCATACATTAACGAAGAGCTCTTAGCAGTTAAATTCATGGATCCAGACCAATTACTTGACGAAGACGAGGATGAGTGATATAATATTAACCAAATAGTGATTTGAAATGACACCAAGAAAATTACCAAATGATGCACTGGTAACTGAAATACTCCAGAAGGTCTCTTCTGCTAAAACCAAGGCAGAAAAAGTTGAGTTACTTCAAGAGTATAACAATAATGCTTTACGTGCAATCTTAATTATCAATTTTGATGAAACTTTAGAGTTTCTTTTACCACCTGGTGAAGTACCCTTTTCACCCAATGAGGCACCTATAGGGACAGAACATACTCGTTTAATACATGAGTATAAAGGGTTATACAGGTACTTTAAGGGAGGGGATAGCAGCCTTAAAGGTATGAAGCGTGAGCAATTATTTGTTCAACTACTAGAAGGACTTCATGAAACTGAAGCAAATCTGTTGGTTGCTGCATGTAATAAAGATATTCAAGCAAAGTATAGAGTTACCAAACAGGTAGTATCAGAAGCTTTCCCACAAATTGAGTGGGGTAATAGAGATGGTACTAAGACGTGATTTGGGAAAGTAACGATGAGGTAGCAAAGGTCAAAGATGACTACCGTGTTACTATCCTTAATGTTGGTTGCGACAGGTCATTAGCAGAAAATAAAAAGCTTCCCACTAATGCATGTCTAGTTCATTACCTAGATATGAAGAAAGGAGAAGAACATTATTCAGACCATTACGATATAGTAATGGGTAATAGAGTAGACATTTTTGATTGCTATTATGACAAACTCGGATCAAAACATCTCAAAGGACTTGGATTCTGTGGAGGAAACGTTCCCCCAGGAAATTTCAATACAGGAGCATATCTCAAAACAAGTCAACAAGCTGTTTGAGGCTAAACAGGCTGATGATTTTATATTCAATCAAGAGATTGAGGATATAGATGAACTAGCTGATGAACTTTTCGATGCACTTCATGACCACACTAATAAATAATGATATAGAACTATTGGATCTCATAAAAGAGAATGAACGCACTGGAGAAACTTCAACCATGCGTTCTTTTCTAGTCTTTTGGAATCAATATCCAATACGTTCGGATCAAGTGTTAAATGAGTGGAGAGGATTTAAACATCACGCCTATGAAGGACAAAAAAGCCGCAAAGAAAATTATTAAACAGGCAAAACTACATCCTGGATGGTATACTAAGGAGGAAGTCAAGTATGCCAAATTTATCAAAAAACGTGAGAAACAGCATGAACGTGAAGTTAGTGAGCGTAACGCCCGACGCAGAGAAGACGATGGGGTACGTAGCGAGGGTGAGCAACCCAAACAATCAGTCAAATCCAGCCGTGGCAGGATTACTAGGTTATTGCATAAAGCATGGTCATTGGTCAGTTTTTGAGCAAGCACATATGACAGTGGAGATAGAGACAACTAGAGGTCTCGCTGCACAGATATTAAGACATCGTTCTTTTACATTTCAAGAATTCTCACAGAGATATGCTGATACCAATTTGTTAGCAGATGAGATCCCTATGTTTGATCTCAGGCATCAGGATACTAAGAATAGGCAGAATAGTATAGATGACGTACCACCAAACAAGAAACAAGACCTTGAAGAGAAGATTGCAGAGCATTTCGTTGAAGCAATGGATCTCTACAATGAACTCCTCGCTTCGGGTATTGCGAAGGAATGTGCGAGATTTGTTCTCCCGTTAGCAACACCTACCCGTATATACATGACAGGTAGTGTTCGGTCTTGGATCCACTATATAGAATTGAGGTCTGCACATGGTACTCAGAAAGAACACATGGATTTAGTGCACGAGGTACGACAGATCTTTAAACAACAGTTCCCCATCTGTACCAACGCTTTGAATTGGGAGGTTAAGTAATGCCAAATTATGCAGTAAAGAATTACAATACAGGTGAGGAGAAAGAATTCACCATGACCGTTGCTCAGTATGAGCAATGGAGAGCCGACAATCCCGAATGGGAGAAGAATTGGCAAGCAGGTACTATGGCTGCTGTCAGTGAGGTAGGTGACTATCAGAACAAGCTTCCTCAAGGCTTCAAGGATCGCTTGAATAATGTGAAGAAGCATCATCCTTACGCTAAATTCGACAAGATCTAGTATGCCTGTTAAAAGCAAGAAGCAGCCCACTATGGTTGGACTATCGACCAGACAAATGAGAAAGAAACCGATAGGTGAAAATCACCTAATAAAAATTAAACCTATAACCCCCACCCAAGAGAAGGTGTGGGATGCATGGGATAAGAATAAGAATTTATTTTTATTCGGATGTGCAGGTACTGGTAAATCTTTCATCACGATATATCTTGCTCTTAAGGAAATACTTGACGAAAAGACACCTTATGATAAACTGTATATTGTAAGGTCTTTAGTACCTACAAGAGAGATTGGTTTCCTACCAGGTGACCATGAAGATAAAGCTAACTTATATCAAATACCATATAAAAATATGGTCAGGTATATGTTTGAGATGCCTGATGATCCATCCTTTGAGATGCTCTATGGCAATCTTAAGGCACAGGAGACCATTTCCTTCTGGAGCACCTCATTCATACGTGGTACAACTATTGATAATGCTATTATCTTGGTTGATGAATCTGAGAACCTCAACTTCCACGAACTTGATTCCATCATTACACGTCTAGGGATCAATAGTAAGATTGTATTTGCAGGTGACGCTGCACAAACTGACTTGACAAGAGCACACGAAAAAACTGGTATCATGGACTTCAAAAAAATTATTGATGACATGGATGAATTCGAGAGTATTGAATTCGGTATCGATGATATTGTGAGATCTGGTCTAGTCAAATCCTATTTGATTAGCAAGTTGAATCTCAATGTCGGAAACATTTAAACATTTAAACGAACATACTTTCGTAGACTTACAAGCAACAACAACCTCGAAGGGTAGGACGTATCTAATAAATGATGCGGTCTATCCTTCTGTTACTACTGTTATAGGACACTCTAAAAAAGCGTCTATTATGGCATGGCGTAAGAAGGTTGGTGAAGAGGAAGCTAATAAGATTTCTAAACGTGCTTCTACACGAGGTAATAAGTGCCATAAGCTTTGTGAACTATACTTATCCAATCTCGATGTCAGCAAATATAAGGACGACCCACTATCCATGGGGTTATTTCACCAGATTAAACCCTACCTAGATAGTATTAATAATATACATGCTCTAGAAGCACCCTTATATTCTAAGTTGTTGCGACTAGCTGGACGTGTAGATTGTATTGCCGAGTATAACGGTGAGCTTGCTATAATTGATTTTAAGACTTCAACTAAGTATAAACGTGAAGAGTGGATTCACGACTACTTTGCACAAGAGACAGCTTATGCTATAATGTTTCAAGAGTTAACTGGTCTACAGGTCAAGAAACTCGTAACGATAATAGCATGTGAAACGGGAGAACCCCAGGTATTTGAAATTTATGACAAGTTTAAGTATGCTCGCAAACTTAAAGACTACATTGACGCATATCGGAGTGCCCATGGCGAGTGGTAAAATTGATGAAGTAAGTGGTAAAATTGATGAAGTATTTGAAGAGAACTTCATGACAGCCGCCAAGTTTTCGGTTGAGATAGAGAAGATCGTCAAGGAATCTGATCTTAATTATATTGAAGCAGTAGTACAATTCTGTGAAGATAGGAATATAGAGATGACAGGTATCAATAAGTTGATATCTAAACCATTAAAAGAGAAATTAAAATACGACGCACAGCGTTTGAATTTCATGAAACGCACCTCACGAGGTTTGTTGAAACTGTGACAGGTTTTGAAGTTTACAAGATGTATCTTGCTCTAAAACTTCACTTTACATCTGAGACTTACGACTATTTCCAATATGGGGGTACTGCTAAAGCATCCCAGAAATCATTTGATAATAGGAAAGATAAGTTCTTTTTTGTCAAACTCTCAAGGAAGTTCAAGGACTTCGAGCTGCGCGATTTTTTTGTAGCCAACATGATCGCTGAGGATAAGGTGTATCCTGCTACTCTAGTACGCGAGGGTGCTCGGAACTACTCAGAGTGGATCAAACGCAAGGAAAGTCTATCCTATCAGTTCAGAGAGGATGTAAGCACTCTCCATGATCTTCAAGAGGACTTCGAGGGATTGTTCATATTACAAAGTGTACACCCACCCCTTGTGAAAGCTCAATTAGGTGGTAGAATAAGCATTGAAACACTCACCATATTCAACAAGATATTCCAGTTCATCCCACAATTTGATAAACAAATCAAGGAGGAGATAGTCTGGAAGCCTTTGAGAAATAAGGTGATGAAATACGACCCATTTCTTAATGTAGATTTGGGTAAATATAAGAGTATCATCAAGTCGCAGTACCTATGAGTAAGTTTTTTCAATCAGAAGTTGTCCAAGAGGAACTCAATCGTATGCAAGATCTCTACATGGAGATCAATAAGATGGGATTACTTCTCAATTCTATTGAGAAGAGGGCACAACTAGAGAAAATGTTGCAACTCATAGATCTTCAACAAACTATGTACATGCGTGTAACACTGTCTGATGATCCACAAGCCAAGCAATTGGTAGGACAGGTACGACAGGCGGCAAGTATGTTAGGAATGGCACCTGCTGATATAGGTCCAGGTTTCTATGATGGTCTCAAGAAAAATGTCCAAGCTATGTTAGATCAATTACCTACATAGTCCTAATGCATTTATTATTAACCTTGATTTGTATTTCGCTTATCGCTGTAGCACTTGGATGCAGCATTGTCCGACATTATGATCCTCACTAAAGTATGGAGGATATGGAAGTATGCCTTGGGAAGTTTCTCGGATCATACAACTACAGAGTATGATAATGCGGTATGTGCTGTTCGCAGTATTATTT